AGGATGCCAGACTGAAGGCCGCTACGGAGGCCCTCAATGAAAAGGACGAAGAGATCGCCCGTCTGAAGGCGGAACTCGCCAAGGCCAACGCCGACAAGGTCGCCCCGGAGACCCCGGAGGCCGCCCCGGAGGCCGATCCGAAGGTGAAGAAGCCGAAGAAGGAAACCAAGAAGGAGGAGAAGTAGTATGCTGACCAAGGAAACACTCGTTGCAAACGAGGCCCTCGCAGGGCTTACCGAGGAGCAGATCACTGCCATCACCACCCTGTCCGAGAACGATGAGAACACCGTGATCGGCCAGAAGTTCGGTGAGGTCTACCGCCAGTTGGATTCCACCATCGAAAAGGCCACCGGGATCAAGCGTGAGGGGGATGAGAAAACCTATCTCTACCTCGAACGGGCGACCAAGGCCTTCGCTGACAAGTTCTCCGACTACGACACCATCAAGTCGAAGGTGGCGGAGTTGCAGGAGCAGATCGCCAAGGGCGGGGACGAGGGCATCAAGGCCCGCCTCGCACAGGCACAGGCTGAACTGGCCTCCACGAAGGATCAGTTCAACACTCTGAAGACGGAGTTCGACAAGGCGAAGACCGACCACGCCAAGGCCCTCAGCGACTTCCAGATTGACGCTGAGATCGCCAAGGCGAAGGAGGGCCTCACCTTCAAGAAGGGCCTTTCCGAGCCAGTGATGGCCACGCTCGTCTCGCAGGCGATCGCGAACATCAAGGCGAAGAACCCGTCCTTCGAGGACAGGAACGGCGTGAGGACGCTTGTTTTCCACGATGCGAACGGAGCACCGCTCAACAACGCGGAGAACAAACTGAACCCGTTCACCGCACGAGAACTTCTCGTGAAAGAGTTCGAGAGTATGGACATCCTCGAAAAGAAGCCCGCAAAGGGTGCGGGCGGAAAGCCGAGCGAAAGTTCCGCTCCCGCCAGTCTCTCCGGTGTCACCTCGCAGGTGCAGGCCGAAGAGGTCATCTCCAAGTTGCTCGCCGAACGCGGGATCGCCAAGACCTCGCTGAAGTACAAGGAGGAGTACGACAAACTGTGGGAGGAGAACGAATGTGCCAAACTCCCGCTCAAATAGAAGTCAAAGGGTAAGACTTGTGGAACTTATTTATTAACAACTCAAAAACCAGACAACTATGAGTTTAGCCGCAACAGTTCTCAACTCCATTCGGATCAAGAACGAAAAACTTGACAAGAATGAGCACCGTCTGAGTGAGTACGGAGCGTTTGACTTCTTCGTTCAGCAGAGCAAGACGAACCCTCTCCTCACCAGTGAAATGAAAGAGCAGGCCGTCCGGAGTATGGGCAAGACCCTGCAGATGCCCGTCATCAACTACGATGGCGACATCGCCGTCTCCAATGTGCGTTCCTGCGTGATCTCCGATGCGGAGAACACCTCCGCTCTCGTGGGCGTGACCTTCGCCACCTACGCCGTGGGCTTCACGGTCGTTCCCGCGATGTACTCCAACAACGAGGTGGACAAGCAGATGGACATCGAACGCAAGTACCTCAAGTGTGCCCGCGTCCTCGGTGCGGCCCTTGACAGTGCCGCCCTCACCGTCCTGTCCGCCAACAAGACGCAGGTGTTCGCCGACACCCTCATCTACACCGAGAGTTCCGATGTGATCCAAGTTCCGTGGGCTTCCCGCGAGGACATCCTCTCCGACATCGAACCGATGATGACCGCCAACGATTTCTATGGCCGTGTCCACATCATCGGCAATGCGGGTGTCCGCTCCCTGCTTAACAAACTGATGGAGAAGGGCGAAGCCAATGTCGTGGACAAGCGTCTGGAGTGGGCCGGGAAGGAGTTCCATTTCTCCAACCGCCTGTCCAACGCCGAAGGCAAGTATGCGACCTTCTACGCCGTTGAGGACGGCAATGTCGATCTCCTGTTCCGCTATGACCGCGAGGCCGTGCTCGGCACGAAGACCAATGTCGGTCACGAATGGGACATCGTCACTATGCCTTACCTCAACATCCCCGTGGGCCTGCACTACTACGAGAGCGTGGGTGACCAGTCCGCCATCGCGGGCGATGCCACCGCCGACCTCACCTGTGCGAAGAAGGAGTACTACGGTTTCTCCGTGGATGTCGCCTTCGTGGTTGCCTACAACTCCGCCATCGCGACCCGGGCCAACCCGATCATCAACGCCGCCATCGCGAAGGGTGCGACCTACGCTCAGCCCGTCTTCGTGGCCAACGATTCCAACAGTCCTGTTCCCACGCAGGCCATTTCCTAACGGATAGGAGGACACGGATATGACTATCGCTGAACTCAAGGCCCTCGCCGCCTCCGCCGGAGCACAGGGAACTCAGATTGGCCTCGTCAATATGGGCGACCTGCTCAACACCCTCGTGGCCCTCGTTGCCGCCCTCGCCCCCGAGTACGACAAGACCGCTACCTACGCCAAGGATGCCCTCGTGATCTACGATGGCGAACTGTACGCCGCCAAGGCCAACATCGGCACTGCCGAGGTCTGGACTGCCGCCCACTGGGAGAAGCGTACCATCGCCGCCGCGATCGCCAAGAAGGCCGATTCCTAGCAGGCTCTGAACGAACTGAACTGAAATGGGAGGTGGAGGCTTGACTTGCACCTCCCTTTTTATTATCTTTGTGGCGTTATGTATAGACTGAACGATATAGTTACCGAGTTTCTTCCCCTCGTTGGGTGGAAGGACACCGAACTGTCCGCGAGCGAGAGCGGACTATACTTCCAAGAGGCCCATCCGCTCCTCACGCTCCGGGCACTGCGTGGCGTAATGCCCAAAGACTTGGCGGAGAAGTACCCTGCCTACGATCCGAACGATTCCTACGACAAGGGCTACAAGGTTCGCAGTGGCGACAAGGTGTATGTCTCCCTCACGGACGGCAACACCACTGCGGTCACCAGTACGGACTGGCGTGAGTACGATGTGCTGAACGACTACCTGCGTTACCTCACGGAGCGGGGCATCAAGAAGGTCATCACCAAGTTCGCCAACCAGAAGGTTGTCGGGATGGAGACGAAGAACCTCGTTGACCGCCGGACGCTCTTCGATGGTGCGGGAAGCCGGGAGGCCAAGAACGAGAGCAAGGGCCGGATTGTTGGCTTCGAGATCGCTCCCGTCCGGACGAACGGCATCACCACCACGCTGAACCGGGTGGGCATCCAGTTCATCGGCAACACCGGGACTGTGAAACTCTACCTGTTCCACTCCTCTCAGCCCGACCCCATCGCCACCAAGGAGATGGAGATCACCTCCGACAAGGGCCTGTTCACTTGGGTTGACCTTGACTGGGTTATGCCCTATCTGAACGATGACATCAATGCCGGGGGCAGTTGGTATGTGGTGTACAACGAGGCCGACCTCCCGCCGTATATGGAGAGCATCAACTTCGGAAGGGACTGGAGCAGAGAGCCTTGTGGCACTTGCAACAAGGGCAACCTCCAGTTGTACCGTCTGATGCAGAAGTACCTCACCATCAGCCCGTTCTATGTGGCCGCGAGCGACTGGGACGAGACCCTGTGGGACATTGAGGACAACATCTACACTCCCGCGAACAACTACGGGATGAACTTTATGTTCACGATGGCCTGCGACATCACGGACACGATCCTGTCGGAGCGATTCCAGTTCGCTTCGACCGTCCAGTTGCAGGTGGCCACGGATGCCCTGCGTGAGATCGCCCTCAATCCGGAGGTCGCGGTCAACCGGGTGCAGGCCAACGCCGAGCGTGACAACATTATGTTCGAGGCGTACGGCAACGGTGACGGGATCAAGGGCCTGCAGGGCGAACTTGACTTGGCCTACAAGGCCCTGTCGGTGGACTTGAAGGGTCTTGACCCGATTTGTATGGGTTGCCACAACAAGGGTGTCCGCTACACTTCCATCTGATGGCCGGGGTTGAAAGATTAGTGCTCGCTCTGCAGGAGGTTTCCATTCCCGGAGACCTCCCGGGCGAGTGCGATCTCGGCCAGATTCTCAAGGAATTCTTTCAGCGTCCGGAGATTCGGACGGTGATGATCAATATGAACCAGTCCCAACTGTTTGACGAGCAGGAGAGCAGGTACGGGACTATCCTCGGGACATATGCGGAGAAGACCGCCCGGCACAAGAGACGGAGAGGCCTCCCGGATGTCCACTACACCTACTACGAGACGGGGAAGACCTACGACAGTCTGGAGGTCTACGCCGATGACGAATCGGTGGCCATCTACCCCGATGAGAACGCCCCGGAGTACGCGAACTTCGCCCTTGACGGGAACGCGTGGGGCTTGAACAACGAGAACTTCGCCGAACTTGTGCCCGGGATTCGGGACGCAGTGGTTGACGGCATAAGAAACTTTCTGAGCAATGGATAGAATACCGATCAAAAGCAACCCGAAGATGTTCGACAAGGTGGTGATCCCGATTCAGCGGGCCTTCGCCAGTGCGTTCCCTTGGTTGGATCACGCCATCGGCATCTGCGAGCACCTCACTTCCACGAAGGAGAAGAAGCGTTACAACTTCCCGGCCCTGTACATCAAGAAGGGGCAGTACGAGCAGATTATGCCGTGCGAGGAGTTGGGCAACTTCTGCTTCTTCTACCTCCGCGACCCGCAGACCTTCGGGGCGAGGGACACGAACCTCGTAAGAAGCCCGTTTTCGCTCGTTTTCTGGTACAACCTTGCCGAGGTATTACCCGAGGGGGATGAACGCAACAGGGAGCAAATTAAGGGGCAAATAATGGGCATTCTGAACCGCCTTCACATCGCGGGCCTCGAAGTCACCCGGATTTACGAGAAACCGGACAATGTCTTCGGCGATTTCAGAA